CTCAAAAGTATTACAAGCAGAGCTCAAACTATTATAATAGCAATTCACGGACTTAGTTCTTCAAAAATTAGGAGAGTTAGAAAAAGTGAAATTTTGACAGAAGAACAGATAGAGAAAAATAGAAAAACTGATGAAAACATACGCGAGTTAATTAATGAAGGGACATCTAAATTACTGGAACTTTTGAGATTTTCTAAAGATTTTCATAAGCCCATATTCAACTTATCGCAACAGATATCAACTATATTTATAAGATATGTGGACGTAGACCAAGCAGATGGGAGTGAAATACTAGAAGACGTGGAAGAAGAATTTGCTATTAAAGGAAAGACGGGTGTTTATGCTAGTAAGAATTCACAACTGATATATGAATTGGAGCTTGATACTAAAAAAGACATTATAGAATTTTTACAAGAATTGAATTTAGACAGTAAAAAATTAAGAGAATTAATTGTAGCAGTGAACAACTCAGACCTTACTAACAAAATAGTATCTTTAATGGCTCTTATTAAGGGTTATAAAAAGGCTGACGTAACTTTAGAGATAAAGAGGACAGAAGCTAACTTCGATAAGCGAGGTTTCTTTATGCAATCTATCTATACGCATGTGATTAACCAATTAGCAGATACATCTCTAATACCATTGCTACCCAAGTTATACTCGAATATACAAGAGAGTGGTAACAGAAAGAACTTAATATTCGACGATATAGTAAGTAAAGCACCTTACTTTCTAGCTATGGCTTTTGACATGACAAAATTTGGGGATAAAATGGTGTTAGAAGGTTTGGCTACTTTTATAAAAGGTGCAGTATACAATAAGATGATTGACCAAGAATTAGGAAATTGGCTAACAGTTTGTGTAGAGTCCCTTTATGGAAGAGTTCTTATTGTTCCGGACTCAGTACAGAGGGTAATGAGTGAGTATAAAGCATACAAGAAACTTTTAACATCTAAGGAAAAGACTAAAGCCGAAGAAATCAAACTAATGAAATACAATCAAAAATTTAATAGGCAAGTATACAAGGGTGAAGAAGCTACAAAAGGGTCTATAAAACTGTCTTCAATGTGTGAAATGATAATATCAGAATGCGATAATTTTAAAGCTTCTGAAGAATATAAAGACTATCCTAAAAGTATAACAGCAAATTATTGTATAAGAATTACTAGAGGATTTATATTAGGAGTTCTAAACATGTTTGGAACAGTAATGTCTGCGATGTCTAGAATTATAGAAGAAAGAATGTATCTTTGGTTAGGATTACCACTCTCTTTTTACAAAGGTATTGCAC